ATCACGAAGCTCTTTGTTGGCTCGGTCACGCTCTTGGCCCCGCAAGTCGAGGGGGTCGTAGTTGCTCACGGCGGGACTGTATCCCTGTGGCTAATGCTTACGGGTACTGTTAGACCTCAACACCAGATGGCGAGCCGTACCCCGAGAACATGTTCATCACGTCGGTCAGCGCGTTCTGCTGCCCGGTCGGTGCCTGCGCCATGTTCTTGACGCTCTGCGAGGTCTGCTGCATCGCGGCAGCCTGTTCCTTCGCAGCCATCGCCTGATTGCGGGCATCGCGCAGGACCGCGACTTCCTTGTCGGCGATGATGAGCGACGGGTCCACGCCAAGCATGTCGGCGTATACGTCGGCCCACTGGTCTTGGTCGAACTTGTCCAGGATGTCCGGCTTCATGCGTGCGATGGCACCGAGGTTGCCGACGAAACGGTCCACGGCGTTGGTGCCGATGGCACGCTGCGCCTGCGCAAGCATGGACACGAACTCGACGTTGAGGTCCATTCCCTGCAATTCCTGCGGGGCTGGCGGCAGTGCGCCGGCAGCAACCATGCGCGTGAACGTGATGTCCACGAGCGGGGACAGCAGCTCGTTGTGCAGGCGCTCGAGGACAGGCCCGAGCATGAGGAGTTTCTCCTCGTGGCGCTCGGCGACCTCGGTGGCCGTCATGCGGGTGTTCGGGGTGTTGGCGAGCATCAGGAACAGGTCCGCGTAGAACGAACCACGCACGCGCTCGCGGCAGTCCATGATGTCATTCAGCAGGTACTGAAGATTCAGGTTCACCTCGAACGCGGTCTTGATCCCGTTGGACTGGCCGTCGTAGTACGACACGCCGCCTGGGAGCGTTTCCACGTCGCGGTTCTTCATGGACGCCGGCACCTGAAGAGGCGGCTTCGTCTGGTAGTCGATGGCCTGCGCCTTGCGTAGCTGCTCGTGCTGGAGCTGCTTGATGTCTCCAAGCGCCTCCATGCCAGGGCTGTTGCCGTAGATGTCGCCACCGATCACGGACCAACGCGGGCAGAGCGCCGGGAAATACTGGAACCCGCTCTCGCGCAGGAACACGCCGTCCTCGCCGCCGACCTCGAAGTAATACGAACCCCAGGGCATGTTCTTGGCGTCGCGCTTGCCCATGTCGCGGTCTGCACGCGGTTCGATGCAGTGGATCACGGGCACCCACTGGTCGAGGTTCCCGGTGCGGTACATGTTCTGCACCGAGACGCTGCACTTCTCGAGGCCGAACTCCTTCACGACCTGCGAGACGGTCATCTCGAACTCTCGGTACAGCGTGCAGACGCGACCCTTCGCGTCGGTCGAAATGCAGTATTCGCCGCAGGTCAGCGGGTAGTGGTGGATGACGGTCTGGTAGTCGGGAAGCAGAATGGTGGCTGCGGTGCCGAACGTGCCGAGTTCCTCGTACATCTGATGCAGAGCGTTGTAGGTGTTCGACTTCTGGAACACGCGCTGCATGCGCTTCGTCACGTCATCGAGCCACAGCTTGACAGGCTCGTAGGAGTTGAGTTCTGGGTCCGGCGTGGCGAGGCGGAACCACTGGCGCGCCGGCGACGTTGCGCCCGACATCATGCCTGCACCAAGGATGCGAAGTGCGCGGGTGCCCGTGGAGTCGTAGATGTTGTTGTGACGGCGGTATCCGCGGTCACGATCCTGGCGGAAGTAGCGTCCGTTGCGCGGGAGGATGTAGGACGTAAGTTCCTGCCAGTGCGCGAACCACGACGCACGCTCGCTCTTGAGCTGGCCCCACCGGGTGAACAGTCGATCCCGCGTGGGAGCGCCAGGATACGACGAGTTGTCTCCGGTGTACTCGCTCATTTAGCCCCCAAGGAGCGACGTGCGCCCCAGCTGAAGTTCCTGCGTGTTGACGCCCATCGGCCCGGTGAGCATGGTGCTCGAGGGACCGCCACCCATCTCGGCGGCGGCGCGGCCCATGATGTCGGCAACGGCTGGTTCGGCGCGGTTGGCGGCGGCCATCGACTGCTGACTGCGGCGCTGCTGGGTGCGCGCTGCGGCTGCGGCGGCGTCCTGCGCCTTCTTTTGCTGGCTCATCGCCTGCCGCTGCATGGACGCGCCACGCTCGCCGGCAGCGATGCTGTAGCCCGTTCCTGCCGCTGCTGTGCCGGCGGCAGTGGCTGCCAGGCCAGCCGCGAGTGCGTTCGTTGCGCCTGCGCCGAGTGCGGTGCCGAGCGCGGTCAGTCCGCTGACAACGAAATGTCGCTCGCGGCGTGAGGAGAGGTCGTGGATTCGTCGGATGCTGCGGTTGAACATTGGATGACCTTCATAAAAGTGCGTTCGCTCACCTCGTAGCCGAGCCTTTGGAGGATCGACCCTGCCGGACTGCCGGCTTCGAGGACGATGTCGGACATGCAGGCGACTTGCGCCCCTTGTTCTTTCGCCCACCGTTCAAACTCGAGCAGCATGCGGATGCCTTCCGGGCGGTTGCGGAAGTCGGGTTGCATCCACCAGACGTGTTCGAGCGCGATGCGCGAGCCGGGGTTGAACCAGCACGGGACGATGGACGCAGCCATAAACCCGCGAATGCGGCCATCAATCTCTGCCACCCAGACGCGGCCCACCGAAGCAAGCTGGATGATGGCTGCGCGTGCGTCATCGCTATACATGGGCAGCACGTTCGCATACTTCGTGCCTGACATGAACTCCATGCCCATGTCAACAATGGCCTCGATGTCCTGCTCGTTCGCTTGCCTGACCATGACTGTAGACCTCCGTCTAACGGTTACGGGTACTCACCTGTTCATACGGGTCGTAGTCGGTCGGCCGCGTGTCGATCTTCTCGCGGATCTCGCGTGGCAGCATCTTCGATACCGGGTACGCGAACGTCAGGCACAACGCGTCGGCCATGTCCGGGCTTCCGCCGCCCTGGAGTCGCTTCTTGATTTCGTCCTTCGACTCGAGCACGCGCTTGCCGGCAGCGTCGTACCAGTAGATCGGCGTGCTGATTTCCTGCTTGAGCGTGATGTCATTCGGGATTGAGCCACCAGCCTGTATCCATTCGCGTATGGCCCACCACATCTCGGTGCGCTTGTTGAAGAACAGGTTGGCGTAGGTGGCCTTGCCGCCGAACGCGACCTCGGTCACGTCGTATCCGAGCTGCCGCAGGCGGTCGATCACGCCCGCGCCTGCCCCGGCGTCGATGAACACGGCGTCGGGGTCGCGGTCCTCAATGACGTTGGCAACGGCCGCCGCCAGCGCCATGTTGTCGATGCCGTGGTGAACGATGGGCTTCTCCATGCGTAGCCCCTGGCGCAGGACAATCACGCTGCGGTCGTCGCCGAATCGGGCTGGGTCAACGCCGACGATGAGCGGCTGGTCGATGATGTCGCCGTCCTGGTACTGGCGCTGCGACGCGTTCTCGGCATCGGAGAGGCTGATGAGCTGGTCGTCGCCAGCCGCGCTGAAGTCGCACAGGTACTCGCGTGCGAACGCCGCCTCGGGCATGTCGCGCTCTAGGCGCTTCACTTCATCGGGCGCGAGCGCGTCGGTGTCGTACACCGTGTACTTCGCCGCATACCAATCCTCGAGGGAACCGCTTGCTGCGCGGTAGTACAGCTCGCTGAACATGTTGATTCCGGCGGGCGTGCCGATGAACAGCGCCCAGCCGCGGCGGTCGGAGAGCGCCGGCTGGATGATGGCCTCCCATACCTCGGGCTTGATCTGCGCGACCTCGTCGATGACGCAGCCGTCGAGGCGCACGCCGCGCAGGGCGTCGGGGTTGTCGCCACCGAACAGGCGGATCGTGGCTTTGTTGTGCTTGAACGTGACGGCGAGGTCGGCCTCGTTCACGTCCACGGTCCCGGTGCGGATGAACGGGTCAATCCTCTGCTTCAATCGCGCCCAGGCGATGGCCTTGGCCTGCTTCAGGAATGGCGCGACGTATACGAAGAACCCGAGATCCGACGTGCATTTGACTGCCCGGTGGAGCAGTTCCATGAGGGCGAGTTCGGTCTTGCCAGCGCGTCGATGCAGGGCGAGGACGGTGAACCGCCGACGCTCGAGGTGGCACCGCCGCTGCCATTCACGCGGCTCGTAGCCGAGGCGGATGGTCTTACGCATCGGGGACGCCCGTGATGACGTTTAGGCTGATGCCACCGCCATGCTCGAGCTGCTGCCTGTCGCCGTACTTCTTGGGGTTCCACTTGGCAAGGAGCTTCAGGCGCGTCTCGACCTGGAGCCTGCGCCACGCAACCTCGGTCTGGTCGAGTGGTTGCGTATCGGCAAGGGTCACGCACTGGTCGGCGATCACGTCGTGGCCGTCCTCGCGTGCGCGTGCGATGCGTGCGGAGAAATCCTCGTCCTTATCCATCCAATCGTAGATGGTGCGCCACTCCGGGTTTCCTTCGATCCTGCACCACTCGCGCAGGGGCCGGCCTTCGGAAATCCACTTGATGAGCGATTCAGCCTCCATCTGCGGCACGGGCATCTTGCCCGCCGGCCGTCCCACTCTTCGCTTGACGAGGGCGTTTCCAGTCGGCTGGGAGACAGGCGCGCCGCTGATATCGGCAGATCTTGCTGACAGTGGTCCAGCGGAGTCCGAGGTGTTTGGCGATGCGACGATATCCCCAGCGGTGTTCTTCGTGG